CCCGGATGTCCGGGACTCGCGTGGGTCTAACCCACGTCACTATTGGCCCTGCGCTCTGCGGCAGTTTAGCGGCTGTTGCAGGTTGAAGGTTTTCTTATGTCTTATCACGTGTATCCAACCATTAGCGAGGAAGACACCATTGAGTCCGTCCTTAGGAACTTTAGTTCCTCTGGATGTACTGAAAGTGGTGGCTATACCGATACAAACCCTCAAACATTCGTAACGAGTGTAAGAAGGATGTATGCTGCTGGTGAACGTACACCTGGTTTTCGTAAGATGGCGAATGCTGGTGTCCTACTTCCTATGAATCGCTGGGACCAGTACATCTTCAACGGCACCGTAAGTGAAGGTGCTCGGAGTTGGTGTTCTGGTGTTGGCAATAAAAGGAAGAAATATATCAACTATTACCCAGGGGGTTCTTTTCTGCAGTATTACGCTGCGGATGGGACTCTTATGGCTCTAGTTGATCCATTTGACCTTGAGTACTTAGTACAAAAGGCAGCCGCTGGGATAGTATCCAGTGGCTGGGACATCTTGACATTCTTAGCAGAGATCAAGCAACTACGACGGATGTTCTCCGAAATAGTTCGCAAGTTCGATTCCCTTACTAGGGAGCTCACTAAGCGAGATTTCCGAGGCAAGAAATTGCGACGGAACCTTCGACTAGCCTCCAATTGGTGGCTAGAGGGTAGATATGGATGGCGTACCCTTCGGTACGACATCGTAGATCTACATCAAGCTATAATGAGTGCGAACGATCGCCTCACTCGATATCGACACTCCAGCGGAGATTCCGTCGGAGGGTCATTCACTGACTATACAGAAAGTGAATCCTCTGGTATCATTCAAGGTGTTTCCGAGTCCATATCTTGGACCGGTTCCCTTCGTGGTACTGTTGTGGCTGATATCGAAGTGCCTAAGCTCCGCATTAACCCGGTCGCTACCGCTTGGGAAGTTACCAAACTTTCCTTCGTTATTGACTGGTTATTTAATGTGGGCCAAAGCATTGATGCGACGACCTTTCTCTTCTTTGCCAAGGACTACCGGGCATGTGCTGGCTACAAATTCGAATTCGAATTGGAGAAAGCATATACGCTCGTTGGGACTACGGGCTCTACCAACAACGCATCCAACATTGGATACGTTAGCGGAAAAGCTTCGGTGACTAAGAGAATACCTTCCTCTGTGAGTGCTTTACCTCGCTTAAAAGTTCGTATGGATCCTTGGAAAGCATTAGATTTGCTAACCCTGGTTGCCCAGCGATTACTTTGAACTTCTTAGAAAGGAGAAACCAATGGGAGCATTAGCTTCTACACTCACTGAGTATTCCAATAGTGGAGACTCAGCGACCTTCTTCCTTCCTGGGCACGACGTGGTTAAACCCATGCTTGTGCTTGAGAAGAGAAGGGTTCCGACGGGGAGTCAAACGATGGCCGAGTTTACGGCTACCGTTGTCTACGGAGTCAATGACTCTGAAGGCGCGACTCACTCGCAGAAAATCAGCCTTGGTGCGTTTGGAAAGTTTCCAATCGACGCAGATCCTACGGATCTTGCCGCCGAAAAGGCTGCCGCTCTCGTCATTCTTCGGGACATTGTCCAGTCGGATGAGTTTGAGGCAGCCTTGGATTCGTTCCAATGGGTTCAGAGCTAACGCTCTGATATATCGTGTTTCCTAATTTGGGCAAGAAATTGCCAAAGAAGAAAGCTCGACGAATAGCGTACCTGACAGTAGTCATCTTGACTCTGCTCGGTATTCTACCCAAAACGTACCTTGAGGAGGATTCCACATGGAACCGACTAAGATCGTATTCGACACATGCCGATACTATCTCGCTGATAACGCCAAGGTCCTAGGTTCTGAGCTTCATAGCAAAGTCCTAGGTTTTCTTCGTTCGAGGGATATTAGTTCCTTGTCCGAGGTTAGTCAATACTTCAGCCCTGAATATCATGGCGTGAAGGTCTTGAAGGTCCTGCTCCAAATAGAAGCACTCTTTAAAAAGTGCGACTTGTTCTCTAATAAGAACTGCTCAGAGGTTGCAATGCAATCCTTCCTCGAATCAGAGGAAATTTGCAAAGAAACCAATGAACGTTTGGATCACCATTATGAGCTTCCAGAGTATTACTTTGAAAGCAAAATAGTGAGGCGCATGTCTTCTATTATAGAAGACGCGTTGGGCCCTATTGATACGTTCCTAAATCAGTTACCTGATTTGGTTCGTGTGACTAATGGCGCAACTGCAACCCATCCACGTAGTGAAAGTGGAGGAGCGGCAAGGTTGAAGAGGTCAATGTATGCCACCGAAAGGTCGCATAAATACCTCCACGCCTTAGCCAAATTCTGGGGCTATACTATACGCTTCAGGAAAATCCATCATAACCGCGTGGAACTTGTACCTAAGAACTGGAAAACGCACAGAACGATCGCTTGCGAGCCAGAGGGCAATAGTGCTCTTCAACTTGCATTTGATACATTCTGTAAGCGTGTACTGCGTAGAAGACTTCGTGTCAACCTCGCAGACCAGTCTCGTAACCAACGGCTTGCTATGGAGGCCTCTATGCACGGAGATATGTGCACTGTAGACCTCAAGGCGGCAAGCGATAGATTGTCTCTGAACGTTGTCCATCTCTTATTCCCTCGGGAATGGGTGGACTTCTTCTTAGATACTCGATCGCCCAATTGGAAGAATAGCAACGGGGAATTAATACCCTACGCTAAACTTTCCTCTATGGGGAACGGTTATACGTTCACTATAGAGACGTTGGTTTTCGCTGCTCTTTGCAGGGCACTTGGGAGTAAAGAATACTCTGTCTATGGTGATGACATCATCATTGAGACTGAGCTCTATGACGACCTTGTGCTTATGCTATCGTACCTTGGTTTCGAAGTTAATAAGGAGAAAAGCCATGTTGACCGACCTCTCGGAATGCCCACGTTTGTGGAGCTCGGATCTAGTGAAACTGGATACGCACGGAATTTGGAGGACCCTTCACGGTTTACCCGTGGGGATCTCTCTGAATCTCGCGCAAGATATCCGTTCACTGAATTCGACTCTACCGACGAACGTGTTCCTCGAGATCTGGTCTGCTGGCTTAGTAACGTTATCGAAGGATGCCTCGTTAGTGATAGATCCAACAGCGATTCTAGTAGCGGATGCTACCGAGAATCCTGCGGGGTCCATGCGCTAGCTGGACATCTGATAACGCCCCTTTACATCCGGTCCTTGCGGACTAGACGTGACTGGGTCCTTCTCATCAATAACATGATGAGCTTCGGAACACCGGGTGGCCAGGTGTGGAGTCTTGCTGTTTCAATAGTGAAACAGTTAAACCTTCCACTTGGTCCTCCGGTCCTGGACACAAGTGCGTGCGTCTTCATTGACACACATACTTGCTACAGGAAAGGACTCATACGTACCTTCCCTAACAGGAAGATAGGGCCATTCCAACCTTGCTACAAAGCGCTCGTTCCGAGTGCCAAGATAGTTCGGTGGTTTGACTCGCGTGCTCTGTTCTTATGGTTTTGCCATAGGAAGAACATGCCGTATGAGAGCAGTAGGTACTCAC